TCGTTGCCACTTCATGTGCCAACTTGTTCTTCATGTCTTTGTCTTCTATAAACTTACCAAGTAAATTACTTACTGGTCCTATCAGAGCTGTTAACATTGCTGTCTCCTTTATGTTCGTGACCCATCCATATGCCAAAGATACCTGTCATTACACCCATAACAACAGATACAAAAGCTGATTGCTGCATTGTAGGCTCAGGTAAATCCATAAACCATTCAGCACATCTCCAAGACATAATGGTACTAGCAAGCATCATACATCTTGGTAAAATTTTCCATCTCAAAAAGGTTTCAAAATTCACTTTATTAATACCTCGTTTAATCCAAAGCCTTCTAACAAGACCAAAGTAAAAAATAATAACAGAATACCTCCTGCTATTAATTTACCACTGAAGTTTGTAGAACCTATCTTAATTGCGACAAACTCATTACCTAGTATTCTAAGTGACAGCTCGAAAGAATTGTTACTTAGATCTAAGTTTATTAATTTCTTTTTTTCATCCGTCATTAATACACCTGTACTGTACTAGGATCTATCTTAGGTATAAGTTTGCACATACATTGATATGTTTGTTCTTCTGCGCCTTTCATAACAATTTGATCATGCAATTTATCTTTGTACATAAGACAATGGTTCACATCTTTAAAATATATACCGCCTTCTAGTTTAAGGCCTAAATAACAAACTAATATGAAGGCCGTCACTTTTACAAGAACTCGTTGTAATAGTCAGAATTAGGTGCAAAGACTTCCCCGCCATCCTTCATCTTCTTAGCTTTGACTTTATCTCCGTGACCTTCTCTTATTAAGAACTGCTCGAAGCTCATAGAGTCTGAGGCTGGTCCGTCAAAGAACTCTTTTCTTAAATCCTTCTCTTTTCTGTTGTCACCTGCTTTAGCCACCTTGACCTCCTTGGTTGTTTTGTTGTTTCATTAGCTCACGTTGTAGAGAGGAATCAATCCTAGCCTGCGCTATATTCTCAGAGCTCTGTATCCGTTTATCAAACTGCTCTCCGCGCTGCTCGACCTTCTTCTCTTCTAGTCCAAGTTTAGCTTTGTCTACCTGAGAATCATTCTGTTCAGCCTGCGCTTTCAACTGTAGCTCCTGTTCTTTTAACTTCACAAGAGGATCCGGCTGACCCGCACCACTTAGTTGTCCGCTTAATGCTTTCAGCTGCGACATGCCTTCTGCAACATATTGAGCTGTCTTGGCTTCCATATCAATCATCTGCTCTTCAGAAATAGCCTGACCACCGCCAGCTTGGATCAAATCAACCGCAGCTCTTTCACGAGCTCCAATCTTAACGTGCTCCATTATGTGCTTCTGTAAAGCTACCGCCATAGGAGGTGATTGAGCCACAAGAGGTGTAGATCCAAAAACCATGTGAGCCATTATATGGGCCTCATGGGACTGACCTTCAAAAACAGTAAGCTTTATCTGATCCAGAACATCTATGTTTTCCTGAGCAGGATCCTTTGGTATCGCCTCCGGCTCTGGAGTTCTCTTCAAGACCCTGTCTATATCTCTTACACCCAACGCCTCATACATGTCCCTAAACACTTCGTACATGTTGTGCATATCAGGAGCTGACGTAGCTAACTGCATTTTGGTCTGCGCCAAAGATATCCTCTGAGCCTGACTAAATACATTCGGATTAGAGACAGGTAATACATCTACCCTATTGTCAAAGTCAGCTCTTCTAATACTTCCGTCAACACCCGTGATACTATACGGATACTCATCGGGTAAGAACTCGGACATAACTTTAGACAATAGCTTAAACTCTAGCTTCATCGCATAATGTAATCTTTTATGCACCGCAGACATGACCCGTGAGCCCTGTTCCAACATTGCTATAGTAGTACCCACAGCTGCATTTTGATTTCCATCGCCTACTTTCAAGTCCGTTATGGTAGCGAATCGCTGTCCCGCATCAACTACAAAGCCCAACAAGGCGATCAAAGTCTGGTCCGGTCCCTTGAACGGTAACGACATCAAACTCGCTTTTATATCACCACCCGGAGCATCTACATCTCTAAACTCTCCCGGCTGTAACGGCTCGTCATCATCCCTGATCCGTAGGCCGCGGGCCTTAAATCCTGCTGGAAGATTAGATAACGTACCAGCATCAATCAACTGCCTCAAGGCAGAAGTCGCGGTTCTGGATAAACCACCTATAGTATGTATCAAACCTAATCCATAGAAACCAAAGCCTGGGAGAAACTTGTAATGTACAAAATATTGTATCTTGGACTTCTTCTCGTCATCTTCTCTGTAGTTCCTGCGAATCGACAGTATCTGGCCATTATCCTGTGATATTGTCACAACATACGGTATCTTTATACCTGTAGGCTCCCCGTCTTCGCCAACTTCTTCATATCCTTCTAAATCCAGATCTACATGACATTCCAGTAATGTGCAGTCATAATCTATCTGTGACGGGTACATCCCATCAATTCTCTCTATCTCATCACTTAAGCTTCCTGATTCGCTTTGAGCCGGTACAACAGGTATATCTCTGTAAAAACCAGCTACCTGCCTCTTTCTTAAATCATTTAAGCTCATCTTTAAAACTTGCGTGATATTAGGGCACGTCTCTAATCCGCTAGTGTTATACGGTACAATTAAATTCTCAGCCGGAACAAACTTACTTACAGCTCTATCCAAGTTCTCATCATAATAAACCTTCTTGAACGTACTACCCGCTAGTGGCAAAAAGAATAACATCTGATCTAACTCAGGCGTATACTCTTCCATCTCACAGGTTATGTAGTAGTTCATAAACTCCTTTACACGTTGAGCTTGGTCTTCTTTTTCAGGAGTGCTCGACCCAAGCACGGTAGTTCGCACGGGTCCAGTGGGAGGCAACAACTCATTAAACGCTTGAGCTTGGAACTGTGTGGCTGACTCGGCAAGCAAGGGGTGCGTGACACCGCTCGCGCCTCTGAACGGCTGTGATCGTTCTTCATAACTAAATCCCAACAACTCCAAACCGTTAGCGAAAGCATCTTCCCACTCCTGTCTACCACTCTTGTTTTCATCAAACTCACCCACAAGTTCACTGGCTATCCTACCCAGTAACCCATCAGGCATCTCTTCAGCTAAATTGGCAGAAAAATCTTCAGTCGTGCCTCGTTGATCCTGTGGCTCAAAATCAACGATAACACTACCATCATCTTCTTCCATAATTTCTACATTCTCTGGGATAGGACCCATATCGAGACTGTCAGGCATTTCCACTTCTACTTCAGCAGCTAAGTCCTCTTCGTCTAACTGAGACGGTATGTTTTCTACCATGCTGCCTATTGGTTCTCTTGCCATGTAATTCTCCTTTTAGGTACTATACAACATTCCTATGCATTTTAACAGCCCTGTCCTTCAGGCCTATAACACCGCCTTCGGCTTTTCGTACATCTTCCCCAGTAAGATTTAAATAATTATTTGTATTCCTTTGAGGCTCCATAAATTTTCCTATAAAGAATCTTTTTAATTTATCTGTATTACTTAATAGTCTTTTTCCAGATGTACCAGAAAACCCTGTATCTCCTTCAGCTATAACTTCAGGAGGTAATCCTTTTTTATCTAAAGCTTCTTGAGCAACCTTAGATACGTTCATAAATTTTCTCATGTCTTGCGTGGTAGGTTTTAATCTTCCAAAATAATTTTGAGCCAACTTTTCTCCTGAAGGACTTCTTCGATCAATCAAAACATCCCCGCCTCTAACCATGCTTTCCTCATAGTCCACATTACCATATTTATTAAAACCTGCTCTTCCAACTTTATCTTCCCCTTCTATAAAATCCATGGCAGCATGTGCCAACTCATGTGTCAAAATTCTTAAAGGGTCTGGAGAATCTTCTCTTTGATCCGCAATATATCCAAGCTCACCTCTATCCTTTGAAAAAAGTCCATAGGACCTTTGTTCTCCTCCCCTAGATTCTGATACAACCCCTTGAATATATATTTTACCCTCTTTGTACAACTCATACCCAAGTCTAGCTAGAGGATTTCCGTACAAATAAGGCTCTAAATCTGCTCTCATTTCTACATCACCTAAATCTTGTCCTTGCTCATACTTAGGCTCTCCACCATCTTTCATGTATTGAACGTAAGGCTCTATGCCCTGTGGGCCGCGGTTCATGTTGACCGCTTTGTCTTTCAAAC